GAGTAGCTCCTAAGAAACTGTAATTATGTTTATCTGAGTGAAAATTTAAATTACCAGAATTTAAAGGTGTTTTTACATACAATACACCACTTAAAATAGAATTTGAATGAATATGACTTTGAGCATAATCATTTTTTTCATGTTCCATGATCCAAGAGTTAGTAATATAAAATTTACATTTTTTATTTATTTTTAAATGTTCTCTTACATAAATTTCAATTTTATCTTCAATTTTTTGTTTTAATTTTTTTAATTGTTTTAAATTCAAAATATAAGTGTTTTTTGATCTGTTACCATTATCTACTGTGGTTCTTTCAAATTTTTGATTTGTAATAAAATTATTTTCTTTATCAGACAATTCTATTTTAGAACAATAAACAGGAGTTGAGAATAAACTATATATTACATCAGTCATAATTTTGTTCTATATCTATGTTAAAAGAAATACTAATTCTAGGTTTAGTAGTATTACTAGGCTCCACCATATGTTCTAAATAAGATGGAAAAATTATAAAACAACCTTCTTTAACGTTGTAATAAAGTTCATCGCACATAGATAAAATATTATTATTTGTATATTTTATATTGCATGTTTTTTTATGTAAAACCGGAGTATTAAATATTATACGGGATGAATTTTTTGGAACCGAAACATAATAAACACAACTAAAATGATGAGATCCATGACAGTGCCATTTATTATAATTATTTTTTCTATTTATGTTTACCCAAAAAGGATAATATTTTATGTTAAAAGGCTCTTTAACAGTTAGTGTTTTTAAAAAATTATTTATTTCTAGTAATAATTTATCTTTTAAAAAAATATATTTTTTATCATCGAAGAACAAATTACCTGATTGAAAACCACCTGAATTACTTTTTATAACTCCCTTGTTCTTTTTTTCTAAAGATAAAAATTCTTTTTTTAAAGAAAAATTAACTTTTTCTAATTCTAATTTTGTACTAAAAAAGGGTATCCCAAATATTTCTGTATACATTTATATTGTATACTTATCATGTTTTATTTAAAAATTAAAGAGGTATATCCCAACTAGATCCATCCCAATGTCTTAATTGACCATCGGTATGAAGACCTTTCCATTTTTGAATATCTTCATCCCACATTGCATTTAATCTACCTGGAGAAACTTTTACCATAGTATTTGTAACAGGACTTAAAACTTCAACATAGTTCATAGCTATCTCATACGCCTCACCTGTTGGATATTCTTCATGTAAATTTGACCAAGGAACATAAGGATCTTCTCCATAATAACATTGTTCCTCTGTAGGTTTAACGACTGGAGGTTCCCAGTTATTAGTAGTTTCACTTAAACTCCAAGATGCATAAGGTTGAGGAGCTGTAAAAATTTCTTTTACAGGATCCCATAAAAATCCATTTTGACCTGTTGTGTGTCTAAAAACAGCTTTTTCAGAATTGTCTATTCTTTTACCATCTCTAGAGTTAATAGAAGTTTGAACTAATTTTGCATTTGGATTTCCTAAAACATTTTTTAGATGTTCTATTCCTTTAGATTCACTTTCAACTCCATCTTGTAAAATATCTTTATTATCTACAGCGTAAACATTCGTTACAATATTATTTTCATCTAATTCACAAAAATGAGCCATAATTAACTAGCCTTTATCTGATATCTAATAAAAAGAACACCATCAGCTCCTGTCGAGCCACCACCAGCATTAGCTCCTACTCCGCCTCCGCCAGATCCTCTATTTGCAGTTGCTGTTGAACCACCAAAACCAAATGGTCCACCTCCTCCTGATCCAGGGCTTCCAATTCCTCCTGCTCCGCCCCCTCCGTGCACGTTATTAGTACCATCAATAGAAGATGAAGCTCCAGCACCACCATTTGAAGAACTAGCATTTCCTCCGGCTCCAGCTCCACCACCAGTTCCCTGACCAACATTTACAGTTGCCCCACTAAAATCAGCGTTAGATGCTCCTGTTCTAGTTTGACCACTTAAACCGTTTCCACCGTTAGCAGTCTGACCAAAAAAAGTCGATGAGTTTCCAGCGTTAGAAGGAGAAGAGACTTGACTTACTGCACCAAGTGTTCCTCCTGAGCCAATAGTGATTGGAAAGCTTCCAGTATTTGCACTTACTCCATTTGAACCTTTTTTAATTCCTGCGGCTCCTCCAGCTCCAAGAACAACGTGTACTTGTCCACCAACTCCTGCAGAACCTGCTCCTAAACCAAAAAAATCATATGTTCCAGCTCCATCAGAGTTTCCTACTTTTGAAATATTAAAAGTTCCTGAACCAGTAAAAGTGTGAAGTCTATATATTCCATATTCAGTTATAGTTCCACCTGTAGCAATTATTGAACTGTACGAAGCTGAAAAAAAACCAAACGTACTTGCTGAACCACCACCTTTAGTACTAATTAAGGGCATCTTTCTATAATCCTCCTATTACGCAAATTGTGTTTGAGCTGCAAGAACAGTAAATGCTGCGTCTCCAGTTTTTATAATAGTGTAAGTATAAGTGTCTAGAGAGTTTGCATTACCAGCAGTTGGTGCAGATCCACCTTGATATTCTGGTGTAATACTTGATCCATCAATTGTTACAGCGTTATTGTAATAAGCTGAACTTCCATTTTTTACAATGTGAGCTATGCTAATTGATTCTCCTGAATCCATGATACTGTTTAATGTATTTGAACCATCTCCTCTTATATTTAATGTCCAGTTAGCTGAAGCATCTGAAGTAAAGTTTAATACAGCTTGTGTAAGAACATCGTAGTTAATTGTTCCTGTAGCTGCTGTAGCTGCTGAAGTAACTTTTTCTGCAACACTTTGAATTTTACCTTGACCATTAAAAGTTGCTCTACCAATTCCTTTTGGAGTTAAATTAAGATCTATGTTTGTGTCTCCTCCAGTTGCTGCTATGTCAGGAGCATTACCTGTAGCTGCGTTTGTTACATCAATTTGATTAACTGCAGATGCAGTTGTTTGAAATATAATTTGCTCGTTACCATTTTCATCATTAATACCGTGAGCATCATCGATGATAATGTTCTGACTATTAGTATCTAAATTAGATGTAATTTGCACAGTTCCAGTGCCTTTAGCTCCTAAACTTAAACTAATGTTTGAGTCTCCACCTGTTGCAGTAATACTTGGCGCATTACCTGTTGCAGCGTTTGTTACATCTATTTGGTTTACTGCAGAAGCAGTTGTTTGAAATACAATTTGTTCGTTAGAGTTTTCATCTAAAATACCATGAGCATCATCTATGATTATATTGTGTGAGTTAGTGTCTAAGTTTCCACCAAGTTGTGGTGTTGTGTCTTCAACTATATCTGAAATACCAAATGCTATTGAAACTATATTTGGATTTGTGCCATCATCAGCTTTTGCATATGCAATTACTGATGCACCATTTGCAACAGTAACACTATTTCCAGATCCAGAAACATATTTAAATGTTATAGATTGACTACCAGTTGTTGAATTTTTTAAAATATAAAATTGTTGAACATCAAGAGGAATAGTACAATTTCTAGTAGCTGTTAAAGATCCTGACGAGGTAAATTCTAAAACCCTATGAGCAAGGGCTGCACCAGTTGACCCATCAGAAACAGATAAAGTAACATCAGCGTCACTTCCAAAATTAACTGCTGTATATCCACCAGAAATTTGTTCTATAATTTGTAAATTAGTATTAGTTTTTGTCCCCCATGTACCGGCGTTTTCACCAGTTGCTTGAAGTTCAACACCTAATGGTGTGTATGTTGATGCCATATTTTTTCTCCTATGCTACGTCACTATAACTCGTATTTGATCCTGTTGCAACATTAGAATACGAACTATTTGATCCCGTTGAAACACCTGTATATGATGTATTTGAACCAGTGTCAATATTTGCGTAAGCTTGTACTCCTAATATTCCAACGCTTGATGTTATTGAATCTGTCGTTAATCCTTGTGTTACATCCACAATGGTAAAAGATCCTACGCTTGTTGTTGAAGATACTCCTGTTAATCCAACAACATCTGCTGGAGATATTGAACCGACACTCGTTGTTGCAGAAACACCTGTTAAATCAACTAAAGATATAGGACCTATCTCTGGTGATCCAACACTCATTGTTGCAGAAACACCTGTTATTTCCGCAGGACCAAATTCTAAACCTAATGTTCCAACACTTGTTGTTGCAGCCACACCACTAATTGCTGCAGGACCAAATTCTAAACCTATTGTACCTTGACTTGCAGTAACGTTTAATCCAGAAACTGAGACTGTTGGACTAATTACAAAATCTACACTACCAACATTTGTTGTTGCTTCTACGCCAGATATACCAACCACATCTGCTGGAGATATTGATCCTACACTTGCAGTTGCAGCAACACCAACTAGACCTATAACTTGATTTGGAGATTCACCCCAAGAATTATCGCCCCATTCATCTCTACCCCAACCAACTAAAGTTCCTGTGTAAGATAAAGTTGGAGTTGCAAAAGTTGATTCTACACCTGAGATTTCTATACCTAAGCCAATACCTACACTACCTACTTCTCCTGTCATTTTAAATGCAGGACCTACTTCTAATAAATATGTAAATACTGGAGTTATACTTCCTATTGAGGCAGTTGCTTCTATACCAGAAAGAGATACAGTTTCATCTCTACCTTCATTCCAATCAGCCTCACCCCAACCTAAACGTCCCCAACCTCTTTCATTAAACGATTCTAAAGTACCTAAAGAAGTTGTTGCAGATAAACCAGTTACTTCAATAACAGTGTTTATCGCTATATCACCTAAACTAACTGTTGCTTCGAAACCAGTTACATCTGCTGTTATGAATTGTGCTGCTACTAATGTACCTACAGAAGTTGTTGCAGATAAACCAGTTGGTTCAACAGAATATTCTACGCCCCAACCTGAGTTACCCCATTGTTGTCTACTCCATCCTTCTAAATTAAATGATTGAGGTGTTCCTAAAGCTGAAGCTGACTCAGGAGCAACAAGTGACACGGATACTACATCACTAGACCATGAGTTGGCGCCCCAAGTATTATTACCCCAGGTAGATGCCATAAGGAGTTCCTCCTTACGCTATACGAATGATTGCGTTACTTGCGTCTGCTGTTGGAAATTGAATTGTAAATGTTCCACTTGATACTGTTTTGTCACCACCAAAAGCGATAACAGCAACAGCTTTGTCAGATTGATCGTCGTTATAAATTAATGCACCATTAGCTGTAAAAGATGCAGAAGTATAACTTACATCTGCAAAATCACAAAATGCAGTTGTTCCAGAAGTAGTTGGTGTAACACTTGTAAGAGTTGCTCCACCCGCAGTGTATGCAGTTCCAGATGAGTTTGTAATTTCGTTTGATGTTGAATAAGCTGTTGTGCCTGCGCCTAAAGATGCAGAGCTTGTAAATAAAGCTATTTTAAAAGTATCTCCAGTCGTAGCTGTAAAATTGTGTGTACCAACTAAAATTTCTTGTTTGAAACTTGTACAAATTGCCGATGTTATTGCCATAATTTAATCTCCTACGGGTTTGCTGAGGTTATTGGTATGCGAATAGCGCCATCAGTATAGTCATCTCTTCGTCTTCTACCAACTTGCTCGTTAGCAAACTTTTGTACCTCTTGTTTATACTTATTTTCGTATAGTGTCAACATATCTATTGGACCTTTTAAAAATGAGTATGCCTCTGATAGACAGCAATATAACAGCCCATTTGGAAAGTTAAGACTAATATAATTAGTATCATCATTTTCTAATAAAGCTGGAGCAGCATTATAATGAACCCTAAATTTATAAGTTGTATCAGGAACTGGAGCAAACATCATTCTTCCAGATGTGGTATCAGATTCTCCTGTGCCTCCTCCAAACATAGCATAATATTTTGGTTGGCCTCTTTTAGCGGATGCTGTTGATGATACATACTCTTGAAGGTATGTTACATCTTTTTTTTCCAACCATACATTAGTCCCAGTTATAGCTGAAGTAGAGTCATAAACCTGTATTCCTCTAATAAATACAGCTCCTGCTGGAGCATTAATTGTTTCTTGACCTGCAACTAAATTACCTGATTGTTGTTTTCTATCAGCATCAATCGGTACATCTCTAAATATTCTGTATTGTGCATTTAATATTATATTTTCTAAAACAGAGTCTGATAAAACAGTAGAGTCTGTTTCAGTATAACTTTTTATTTGAGTTTTTAATCCTGATGCACTTAACCCTGCCATTATTCTTTACCCTTTTTATGTTTTTTATTTATTTTATCTAATTTATGATTGTAAACAGGAACATCTGATTCTGGCATATCTTCATACAATTGTAAATGTTCGTCTTTTTCTGAACACTTACATTGCTTAATACCAAATAATTTACAAAAAAAATGTTTTAATTTTTTAATCATGCACTTAACGTGACCGGTCCTACTGAACAACCAGGTCCTCCTCCTTTAATTCCACCAACTGTAGCAGTATCTGTGTCAACTGTAAAGAAGAAGAAATTTGCTACAGCATAATCTGTGCTTACTCTTGCATCATCTCTAAATATTCCAGTTGTTATTGCATACCCTGCTGCTTTTGCAATGTTTGCTCCTGTAATACCATCAAAGTCTGCAGGATTATTATATTGAAATGTTCCGCCACCACCTGTGTTTAAAGCTGGTGATCCTCTAAATCTGTATGTTGTTCCATTTGTTAAACCGTGACCAGGTGCAGTTACATTAATAACTCTTGATCCTGCTTGATAAGTTTCAAAACCATTTTCTGGTATGGCATATGGCACTGCATTTTCTGTTCTTGCAGTTCTTACATGTCTTAATGCAATACCATCAGCGCTTGTTGGTTTTGGTTCTAACTGTGGTTGTTTTGGTTCAAACTCTGATATGTGCACAAAAGATCCATTCCATTCTCTAACCATTTCTCTGTATGGAAACTCC